TGTACCCGCTGCGAGAGTAAGGTTGCTTGTTAGTGTGCCACCAGTAAATCCTCCTGTTGAGGTCAAGGTACCAGAGGTTAAAGATAGTCCGGAGCCGATTGTTATCTCTTCGGCTACGCCTGTCCCGCTACTAGATCTTCCCAATAGTTTGTTAGTTGATAAACTGGTGCTTATTGTTTGTGTGCCAGAGTCATAGGTAAGTGGAGATGTAGCTGTAACAACACCCGATTCTCCTTTATCGCCCTTTGGGATTGTAAAATTTAATGTTGCTGCGGTACTTGTGCCACTGTTAGTAACACTTACGCTTGATCCGGCTGAGCCTGTGTTGACGGCGCCTACTGTAATAGTGGCTGCGGTGCCAGGAGTGCCTTGAGGGCCTTGAGATCCGGTTGCACCGGCTGGGCCTGTTGGACCGGTATCGCCTTGCGGTCCTTGTTCTCCCTGTGGTCCTTGTTCGCCTTGGATACCTTGTATTCCTTGCGGACCGGTTGCGCCGGTAGGTCCGGCTGGTCCTTGCTCTCCTTGGGGACCTTGTGGGCCGGTAGCGCCTGTTGGTCCTGCTGGGCCGGCCGTACCTGTCTCGCCGGCGGGTCCAGTTGCTCCAGTTACCCCACGGGGGATTGTGAAATTAAGGATGGCAGCAGATGAAGTGCCCGCGTTAGTTACGGTGGCGTCTGTACCGGGAGCGCCAGTTGTGGTGGTGCCGACTGTGATGGTTGCGGCTGTACCGTCACCGCCTCCGCCGGAGCCTGGTAAAGCGCCACCAACCGTTAGTCCGGTGAGTTGGGTACGGGTGGCAAGTTCAGTGCCGGGTCCCCAGCCGGCGTTTGTTTTCGGGCCGTAGATCGTGATGGGATCTGGGCTGATGTACCAGTCGCCGTTGGTGCCGAGGGCGGCGTTTGGCGAGCCTTCGCCTGAGTGGATTGTGTTAAGCGTGCTGACTCGCTTGGTCAGACGCACCAAGGCAGTGACTTGGGCGAGTGTTAACTGCTCTGTTGGTGTGGCCATCAGCGGGACAATAGTTCGATCAGACGGTCCACACGATCTGTGGTGATTTCTGGAGATTGACCAGAATCAGGTTCTTCGGGTGATTCGGCCTCTTCAAGAATAGAGGATGCAGGTTTGCCGGCGGCTTCTACTTCGTCTTCGATGTTGATGTTGTCGGGGAGGATTTCGCCGCGGCGCAGGATTTCCAGCAGCATGGCGTCGCTGATTTTGCCCATCTGGTTGAGTTGTGCCAGTACGGAGACGTCTTGGCCGATGAGGCGGTAGTAGTCGAAGTCGCGGTCGATTGTGATTTCGGGGGGTTCCATGCCGACGTACTGGGCGGCGAAGGCGAAGGCTTGGTTGAGGGCGCTCTCCAGTTCTTGGCTGATGATGGAGAGGACGCTGTTGGATTGGGCCTGGTCGATGCGCTTGGCCTCGGCGGATTCGGCGACGAATTTTTGGCCGAATAGTTTGGTGACGCCCAGTGTGGACATCTGGCTTTCCAGGGATTGGAGTTCGGCCATTTGGGCGTCGAAACTGGTGGCGTCGGCCTGGACGTAGTACGCCTTGTTTCCGGGCTGCATGGCGATGGCGTAGTTGACGCCCATCGTGGCGCTGCCGGTGGTGTCGTCCCAGCCCTCTAGGACGAGGGTGGGCATGGCGGCGATGTGGAGGGCGTGGATGAGGTCGGCCTGGCGTTGGTAGTGGGTGATGTTGAGGTTGGCGATGTCCAGCAGTGGGGGCTGGGAGATTAGGAGGCCGCGGCGGTTGCTGTAGATGGGGACCAGGGGGATTTCGTCGAGGCTGTAGCCGCCGGTGGCGGTGAACTCGACGATTTCTTGGCCGAGGGTGTAGAGGTCGTAGCGGCCTGGGTAGATGACGCGCATTTCCTCGACTTGTTCTTCGCCGAATTCGTTGAGGGGGCGGACGTCGTAGTCGTGGATGCGGACCTGGAGGAGGCGGTTGGTGCCGGCTTCTTTGCGCCAGCCCCAGATCTGGGGGGCGTCGACGTGGACGAAGTAGGGGCGGCGGCCCAGGGCGCGTTCTTCGGCTAGGTTGCGGGCCTCAGTAGCCGCCGGGTAGTCGACCAGGATGGCGCTGTGGCCGTAGGTAAGACTACTTACCAGGGCACGGCGGGCATATTCGTTGATGCTGGAGCCCAGGCCGTCAATGTTTTCGCAGAGATCCAGCCAGTAGGGGTCGCCTTCGATGTGGATGGGTTTGCGGAGGATGGCGCCAGCGGCTGTTTCGATGAGGCGGCTGGTGTACGGCGATAGTACGGAGCGGTCTACGCGGGTTTGGTAGGCGTCCTCGTCTTCGCGGGGTTCTTGGGGGAGATATGTTTCGCTTAGGTCGCGGATGTAGTTGGTGCCGCGGGTGACGGCGGCCATGACGCCCCAGGCGGGCATCATTGCGATGACGTCTAGGTTGCGGACGAAGGGGGATTCGCTGACGACAGCGCCAGTGGGCGGAATGTTGGCGCTGTAAACCACGGCTGGACTCCTACTTTGTACCTATTTTGGCACTAGAGCTTGGGGTATGTCCCGTGCGCGAGTGGAACACGCCTGTGCGTGAGCCGTGGAATCCTGTTATTCATCACTGTTTGAAAGGTATTGATAATCACACGCACCAGTACATGAGGACTGGGGATGTTTGGCACTTGGAGAAGGCGGAGTTTTTGAGAAGTTACGTTAGGGAGTTAAAAATGTGGATACATAAGTGTGAGGGGAGGTAGTTACCATTTCGTGCGATTTGCCCAGTAGGCGGCGGACATTTTGCCTTTGGAGATGTTTTCGGCGTGGCGGGCTTTGAAGGATTCGCGGCGTTTGCGGGCGGCGGCGGATTCACCTTCGCGTTGGGGTGATCCAGATACGCCTTGTTGGCCGAAGCGGATGAGTTTGACCGTGTCGCCTTCTTTGGCGAGGACGGCGTGGGATTTTTTGGGGTGGTTGGGGGTGCGCTTGGGTTTGTTGTAGCCCGAGAAGCGTTCGCCGCGGTATTCAATCGTCATCTTCGGGTTCCTCGTCGTCGGGGTCGGGGAGGGGGACCAGGATTTCGATGCCGTGGGCCAGCATCGTGATGAAGCCGCCCAATGTTTCGGGGTTGGCGGGTGTTCTGAAGGTGAAGGTGGCGTGTGTGACACCATCTTCGCCGTCAACCTCGATGTGGATGCAACCTCCGTTAATGGTCTGGATTGCCATTAGCCGTGGTACGCGACTGCGATGTGGGGGGTGATGCTGGGCGATCCAGAGCTGATGGAGGCGATTCGCATACGGATCTTGGCGGCGGGTTTGCCGTCGTAAAAGTAGACGTATTCGCCGGCAGCGTTGATGGTTTTGCCGTTGTCGATTGTGAACCAGTTGCCGTTGCCGTTGAAACTGCACTCGAGGGAGAGTTGGAAGTTGGCGCTTCCGGTGACTTTGGCGGCGAAGGTGTAGCTGGAGGATTGGGCGGGGACTTCCATCCAGTCGTCGACGGCGGTCATGGTGCCGCCGGTGTATTCGACGAGGTTGGTGAAGGCGTCTTTGGCGGTTATGAGGACGGCGGCCATGGTGTTTCTCCGGTTTACTTGCGACCTTTAGGTCGCTTGGCGGTTTTGGCGGCAGCTTTGAAGGCGGCAGCGGTGGGGGCACCCTTTGTGCCAGGTTTGCGCATTTTTTCGCCGCTGCCAGCGGCTATGCGTTTGCGTTTAGCAGCGATATTGCTGTAGAGGCCGCGTTTTGCCATTACTTTTTACCTTTTTTGCGGGGTTTTTTGGTCATTCCAGCCTCGGACATGGCGATGGCGATGGCTTGCTTGCGGGATTTCACTACGGGGCCTTTTTTGCTGCCCGAGTGGAGTTCGCCTTTGCCGTATTCACGCATGACTTTGGAGACTTTTTTCTGGGCTGCGGTCTTCTTTTTGGCGGCCATAGTTATTTCACGGGCTTACCACACACGATAGTTGGTCTTGCCGAGGGATTCTGGTTTGGCGAGGTTGAAGGTTTGGAGGCAGAGGTAGCCGAGGGCGTCGAAAGCGTGGTCGACGCCGAGGTTTTTGTTGGGGAGGCCGGTGCCGGGGGCGTAGGTGAGGGTGCGAAGGGATTTGATGAGTTCTTTGCAGCGGGGGTGGATGAAGAGGCGGCGAGTTCCAGATGCGTCAAGGAGGGCGGTGTTGACGCAGGTGATTTTGTCGCGGATTTTCCAGGGGTTGCGGGGGCTGGAGACGGTGAAGCCGGATTTGCGGAGGATGTTGTGGTCGGTGGCTCCAACGCCGGAGGTTTTGCGGGCGCCGCCGGTGGGGTCGGGGCAGGCGATGATGCGGCGCTCCACGCCGTAGCGGGTTTGGATTTCTTCGCAGAGGTCCCAGGTGGTGGCGCCACCGGTCATGATGATTTCGTCGAAGACCCAGAGGACGTCGCCTTTTTTGACGGCGCAGACGGCGGACATGGGGTCCACGTTGAAGTCGACGCCTAAGAGGAGGGGTAGGACGGGGAGGTCTTGTACCAGCTTGTCGATGTTGTCGTCGGAGAAGGAGACGGCGACGAGGCCGGAGAGGTTTTCGAAGCTGGCCTCGAATTCTTGGCGGAAGGTGCGAGCGTCGAGTTGGGCGCGGGCGGCTTCGATTTCTTCGGGTGGGACGTTGTCGCCTTCGATGGTGGTGAACTGCCAGCGGTGCCAGTCGGGGTCGTCGTTTTCGCAGTAGCACCAGAGGTCGTAGAACCAGCTAGCGGTGCCGTCGGGGGTGGAGATGAAGAGGGCCCAGCCTTGTTTGTCGGCGAGGGCGGGGCGGATGACCTCGAACCAGACCTCGGCGTCCATGAAGGCGGCTTCGTCGAGGACCACGCCAGCCAAACTGCGGCCTCGGAGGGCCATGGCGTTTTCGGTGCCTTTGAGTTCGATGGTGGAGCCGTTTACCAGCTCAATTTTGAGGTCGGTTTCGTTTTTGCTCTTGATCCAGGCTTTGGGGACGAGGCGTTTCATCACTTTCCAGGCGATGTCCTTCGCCATTCGGTATGTAGGGGCCGCGTAGAAGAATGTTTCGCCCGGCTTTTCGATCGCCCCACGCAGCAATTCGATACACGAGAGGTAGCTTTTTCCGAAGCGGCGGCCGGCGACGAGGACGCGGAAGCGTTTGCGGCTTGAAAATACTTGGCCTTGGGCGTATCTGAGGGTGAGTGCTCCAGCAGATTCGGGCATTTGTATTTTTGGGGGTACTTTCTAGGGTAGTACAGAGAATTGAACCCCTGCCCGGGTGTGTAACAAAAGAAGGAATTGCGAATGTGTCAGTAGGTTCCCTAGGCCGTGGTTAGGCCCCCCGAAACTCGGACCTTACCCCCGGTAGTACGTTTGAACTGTGTTACAGTATGTGACGATTTGCGCGGCAGCTGTACTACTGTGCTATAGTACAGGCATGGGGCGGACGGAAGCACCCCGGCGCAAGCCACAAGGAGCCTCCCGCGGGAACAGCTGAACTACCGCGTAACCGAGAAGGAGCCAAGGGGGGTGCAAAGCCCCCCTCTTTTTATGCCGTGATCAGCAAGCGTCGCGCCGTGCTGCGGCTGACGCCAAGGTGGTCGGCGATGCGCTGCTGACTCCAGCCGTAGGACCGCAGGCGCCGGGCACGTTGGGGCCGCGATTCTGTGGCCCACAGCAGGATCAGCAGGGGGAGCAGCAGGAGAGCGGCGATGGCCGCAAGGGTTGTGGTTGCCATGGGGCGGTTTCCCTAGGTGACTCCGTCAGTGTAGCACAGTAGGCCGCACTAGGCGGCCACACTGTAACACACTGTAACGTGGTAGGTTTGTACTATTTCACTGTGGCGCCGAGGGCCAGGCCGCTAGCGGCAAGGGCAACGGCAAGGGGTAGGTTGGCCGTGCTAGTGGCGATGGCCAGCAGACTGAGAGCGGCGATGGTGCGAAGCATGGCAGGGTAAGCCTGAACTACTCTGGCACAGTAGCAAGGCCTGGGGTAGCGGCAAGGTGGCAGCGTCCCAGGCTTCACATTCTGTAACACTCGCGTGCGGCTCAGGCCTGGCGCTTGTCCTCAACGACGATGTTCAGCTGCGGGGCTGCGGCTGCCTGGGATTCGACGCCAGCTTCGTTAACGACCTTGCCGAGGCTGTCTAGAACTTGCGCCGCGGTCTGCAACTGACCTTTACGGATCGCGGCGTTAAATAGCTTGGTTCGCATTGTTTGCAGTCTTGCGAGCATGTTCTCGCGGTCCTTGGCCCAGTCTTCGCTGTTCCACTTGTTTACAACTTCCCAGTCACGCCAAGCGGTCGCCACAGACACGCCCTCACGATCAGCGTGTTCTAGCACCAGCTGGCGTGCTGACAGACCATCCAATTGGCGCCGATAGAGTCGCTGCTGCCGCTGTTCAATCAACGCGTTAGGGTTCCGCACGCCATAGGGTCGCTGCTGTTTGTTTACAGTCTCCGGCGCAATCTCCGGAGCTTCGCTGTTAGCTTCCGTTGCGTCGTTCACTGTTAAGATCCCCAATCCGTTTGGTTCAATCATAGACGCACACTAAAAAGGGCGGCACACTAGCCGCCCCGTAAAGTCTGCCGAGTCTCGCTCAGTCCCCATACCAGAACAGCCCTGCGAACCACTCAAGCCAGTCAACCTTGCTCTCAGGGTGATCAGTCCACGGAATGTTCCAGTCCTGATACTGCAGTTGCGGCCGGTAGGGTTCGCGGTTGTGGTCAAGTTCGCCGATGATGCGGACAGCAGGGCCGCCGGTAGAAAGCAGCAGTTCAAACTGTGATGGCGTGAATTCTGAGCCTGGCGCGTGCCAGTCAGAGCGCACCAGTACGGATAGCGGCATTTCGCTCGCGAAATCTTGGATAGCTTCCGCCAGATCCCCCTCGGGGCTGTCAAGATCCCATCCTTTGTCTGCTGCCAGGACTGCAGAAGCGGGTGCCAGATCCTCAATACCCCAGTCTCGGGCACTGGCAAACATCGCCAGATCGTAGAGAGACTCAATGGTCTGTATCGTGCCACGCGCAGAAAAGAACGCAGCGCGGTGAGCATCGGTCAGTGTTGCGGTGTTCATGGTGGGAGCCTAAGGGTTGGGCTTGTGTGCAATGGTAGAAAGGATCGCGCCAGGTGTCAAGTGCCAGCCGTCGAATGGATGCCGCAACGGGCAACGACCAGTTGCCGATAGATTTCCCTGGCATTGTCGCCAAGGTGGCGGGGTTCCTCTGACTGGCAAACACCAGCACTGAACCCGATTCTGTCGAGTTGCGCAAATTTGGCGTAGGTTGCGCTTCCTTGCCCTTCGTGCCAAGCAATGGCGAAGGCCCAGTGAGCCAGGCATATGTCGAAACGGTTCCAATACATCAGCCTGCCCCCATAGCGTCAGCAAATTTGAGCACCGTATACGGTGTCAGGGCAGGCCAAGCACTGTAGTGATGCGGGGTATCACCCGCAATGAAAGTCACCTGCCAGCCGCCAGTGCTGATCATGGTCCCATGCTCGGGGTTGCCGAGTCTGAACAGTTGCCTTTCGGACATGCTGCGAATGTACGAAGCGGCAGACTCGTCTGAATCGTGGTGAACGGTCGGATTGATGCGCCGTACCGCTTGCGCCACCATGTCGAGTGTGGGCTGGTCCCACGCCACGCGTGGCCACGGCAGATCGTTTGGGATGGTGTCCATAGTTGGTTGCCTCAGGGTTGGGCTTGTGTTTAGTGTAGCACAGATCAGGCGATGAGCTGCCGCACTTCAGCATCCCGCCAGCGGTGACCGTCGACGCGCCAGCGCTTAATCCGGCTGCCGTTCGGCTGAACATGAAGAGTAAGTTCCACCTGACGGGTCCGGATTGTCAGGCTGTCTGACACTGTGAAGCGCTGCCGATTGCGGCATGGCTGCCGATAGTGGCGGTCGTAGGCCTGCTCACGGCACCAGCGCTCCAACCAATACAGGGCAGAGCGGACTTGTTCCGTTGTCGCAGTAAACTCTGCGGCCTGATCGATGCAGCTGTTGTAGTGAAGCGGTAAGACTGTCATGGCGTGGTGTGCCGAACGACTCTCTCAGTATGGATCCCAGGCTGCCGCCACCTAAGCCTTTGTTGTAACACTTTACAATCCGGCAGGCAGGCCTTGCATCCTTTGCTATTGTCGCAGGGTATCGCCACACCAGAGGCAACCATGAACGGCGGAAGCTGGACTAGCCAGCGAGACAAGCGCGAACAGCGCCAGCTGGCGGCGGATGCTCGCGAGCTGCTGCGAGAGCAGATCCGGCAAGAGAAACGCCAGCTCAGAGACCTTCGCTACTGCGCGGAACGGTCAACCCTGACCGCGTCAGACTGGCGCGATCTGCTGACGCTGCACCAGCAACACGGCAAAGAAGGTCTGCGCGAACTGTGGGAATCGTTGATTCCATATTGGGAGGCATGTCAGACGGTCAACCATGGCGAACCATGCCCCAGTGATCTGCGGCCGGTCGGGCTGAAATTAAGTGCACAAAATGCGCGCACGCGTCCGAGCACCAGGAACAAGCCAGGGGCACCACGCAAACCCCGCGCCGATGCAGGCAAACCCCGCGCCAGTTACAAGCCACGCAAAACCGCAGACTGAACCGCGCTACCCTGTCACCAGGCCCCAGTCGTTCGCGGTTGGGGCCTTTGTGGTGTCTTCTTTTTATGGTCGCCGGACGCAATAGGCCGAACTAGTAGCGTCCCATCCCAGAGGGCAGCTGCTGATCTTGGGGATGGGCGTGGTAGCTAGCACCAGCGCAAGGGTGAGATTCATGAGACACACTTTGAGACGCCGTAGGCGGGAATCCCGGCCACGCCCAATGCACCAAGGCAACTACCGGAAATCTCGGTGTTTAGGTGTTGGTGCGAGGTATGAATGGAAATCCAGGCCATGAATGGGTTTTTGCGGCTTGAATGGGTTTTAGCGAGGGCCGTCAGGCCCGAGCATGAATGGGTTCCAGCTCAGCAAAGTAGCGTTCCACCCGAGCCATGAATGACTCCTCTGCGTCGGCGAGGTCACGAGCCGACATTGAATGGACATTGGGGGCGCCGCAGCGGCGGGCGAGGACGATGGCTGCTCCAGTCGGTTGGAGGCCAGTGAGGTGCTTGAGGCCCAGGCTGTAGGCCCCGCACTGGTCGATGTATGAATGGCCTGGTGGCAGGCGTTCCAGGCCGTCCTCGTCGGGGGTGGTTTTGCGGCCGACGCTGGTCTTCCAGTCGGCTAGTACCAGTGCATTGTTTTTCATGCCGATTAGGGCGTCACAGGTGCCCGCGAAGCCTGCAGGATGGTGGACGCTGAACTCGGAGGCAAAAATCTCCGTGACGTTCTCGGCGATCCAGTCGCTGAGACTGCGGGCGTAGCCTGAGGCGCTCCAGCCAACGCGGGGGACGTTGGGGCGGACCTTTTGGAGGGCCCACTGCGTGATCTTGGGTGGGATGCGGGCCAGGCCTTGGTCGTCCCAGGAGATTGCATTGCGCTTGTTTGCGGTACTGCGTGCCAGCTGCTGGGCAGTTTTAAGGAGATATTCAGCTTGTGAATGGGCCATGTTGCCTCGGGTGGCGGCAACGTTGCGCTGGGTGGTGGCTTCTTCGGGTCCCAGTCGTTTGATCCAGTTGTCTAGGCCGGTGGTGTCGCTGGTTTCCTTTAGGATGTGTGTAACACTATGGTAGATATTGCCGTTGGCGTCGCGGTAGACCCTGAATGGGCCTGTGTCGTCACGTTCCAGCCTCCATTTACGCAGTGATGCCAGTGTGTCTTGCGTATTTGAAGGCATTTGAATAGTTTGTCCCACTGATAGATTACCCTGTCAAGCTCGGTTTGGCAATAAAAAGCCCCCGGTGAAGGGGGCGATAACTTTCGTGTTATCAAGCGGCCTTGAATGGATTACCGCCGGTAAGAAGGCGGCTGATGTCGAAGC